GTTCGCCGAACGCTGCGAACAGCGCCGGCAGGCCGACACTGTGCATGATGCGGTCGAACCGGCTGTCCATCAGAGCGCGACCAGCAGCGGCGCACCGACCAGCTTCACCTTGCAGGTGGTTGCGCCAGTTGTGGTGGTTTCCGCATAAATGCCGATGCACTTGCCCGACGCGGCGACGCTGGTGACCTTGTTCACGCCGCCAGTGGTGACGTAATAGGCTTTGTTGCCCAGGCCGACGTTGCCGGCGCTGGCCTTGCGATCCACCTGGAACACGCCCTCGGTCGCAATCGTGATCGAGCCGGAACCAGCGCTCTTTGCGTTCATCGCGACCGCCGGCGTATCGCCGACAATCAGCAGCGCGCCGTTGGTGATGGCGCTGGTGGTGGTGTAGGTGAGGGCCTCACCTTCCTGAATCATTAGAGCCATAGCGGTTCTCCGAAAGGGGTTGAGGCGCTGCCGGGATTCAGCAGCGCCGAATCAGGGATTAGGTGTTGCCCTTGTATTTGTGCAGGGCGCGGAAATCGAGCGCGGCCACACCGAAATCGACGCCGACGACGTACTCGACGCCACGGGTATCCCACTCCTGCTCTTCGCGCAGATAGGGTTCCGCGATGCCATCGACGAAGGCGACTTCAATGGTGTCGAAGCGGTTCGGGTCCGCTGCGAGGTACCACGCGGCAGTGCCGTTGGTCTGGCCGTCCAGCCGCGCATCCGAAATCACCTCCAGACGGTTCTGGAACGGATTCGGCGCCAGGGTGTTCTTGCCGGTGGTGCTGCCGGGGCTGGCCGCCGGGTCGTACATGCTGGTATTCAGCACGCGCGCGGTGGTTTCCAAAGCCTTCGGCACCAGCAGGTAGCGCGGCGCGATGTTCAGCGGCTTGCCGGTGTTCGGGTCGGTCTGCTTGGCCATCGCAGTGAACGCGGTGTCCAGAGTGGTGACGTTCGGCGCGGTGGCGGCAGCGACGTAGTTCTTGTGGGTCGAGGTGTCCCACAGCGCGATGCTGTCCTGATTCAGCGTCGGACCAACACCGTCGAGCAGGGCATAGACGATATCGCCGATGACGCTCTGCGCCGCCCGGCCCATGCCGCGCGGAATGGCGGTGAAGGCGTTCAGGTCGTCGTTCTTGATCGCCTGGTAGGTGAGGCGGAACTTCTTGGCGTAGCTGACCGCCTGAATGGTCTCTTTCCGATCCGTGAACTTGCCGTAGGTGATTTCGCCGTCTTCCGGCACCACTGCCAGCGAACTGAAACCGCTCAGACCGGTGCGGGTCGCGCTCTTGAAGTCGGGCACCTGGCCGATGCGCACCCACTGCTGCCAGGTTTCCGGCGCCTGGTCCCAGCCCAGCAGCAGCGCCTTGTTTGCGGTGTTGACCAGAATGTTGGCGAAATCGCTGGTGGTCATGCCGCCGGCACGGGTCACCAGCGCCCGCTGGGCGATCTGGTCATCGTTCAGGCCGTTCGGGTCCACGCCCGCCAGAGCCAGATAGCGCTCGGCGATGCGCGACAGCCGCATGCCGACAAAACCGCCGGAGCGGGCGCGCTGCACGGTCTCGCGGCTGCTGTCGATGCCGGCCCGCACGATCAGCGCTTCAGAGACACCGGCCTTGAACTTGTCCAGTGCATCGGTGCTGACCGTGGCGCGGTTGCCGACAGCCGGTGCTTCCGGGGACGGAATGCCCATATCGCTGTCGCTGGTCTTGCCGTTCACGACCGGGGTGGACGCCTGCGAACCGATGGCCTTCAGGATGATGCTGCGCGCCTGGTCGGCGCTCCAGCCGTCCTGCAGGGCACGGGCACGCAGGGCGCGGAACTCGGCGGTCTGCGGCACTGCCGGCAGGTCGAAAACGCTGGCGATTTCGTTCACCCGCTCACGCTCAGCACGAATGGCCATCTGTGCAGCGTCAGAACGGGCGATGTCGAGGTCGCGACGAATCAGGTCCAGGTCGATGACCGGGGCCGGGGTGGCAACCGGAGTCGCCGGGGTCTTCACTTCTGGATCCATAACGGAGTCCTCTGGAGAAATGGAACGATTGATGCCAACCGACGCATCCGCCGGCACCGGTGCCATGCTGATTTCGACGGGCGTCCAGCGCGTCACGAGCACGCGGCCATCCGTCGATTCCGTGTAATCGTCGATGCGGTAGCCGATAGAGACGGTTTTCAGCAGTCCGTCCCGGATGTCTTGCAACACTTCGCTGCCGTGCGGGTTGCGTGACAGGGTGAGCGTGCCGCGCAGCACGCGATCAGCATCAAGACGGATGTTGCTGACCGCCCCAATCATCCGGTCGCTGTCGTGATTCCACAGCAGCGGCAGACCTTTATCGGCGCGGCTCATGTCGATGGCCTCGGCGCTGTGCTCCAGCACTTCGACGCCCCATGCGCGCGGCACTTCGAGTTCAGACGACAGCGCCGCACGCACACTGCGGCCATCGTCCATCGTCGCTGAATCGATGCGCATGTCGCGATAGACGATGCGACCGGGTTTGACGGCCATCATGCGGCCTCCTCATTGCTGTTCTGGGTCTGCTGAGCCTGCTGGGGCGGTGCGTCGGGGATCGGGCGCGCATCGAACCGATCTGCGGCCAGTTGCGCGTCGACAAGCGCCGGATCGCCGCCGATGTCACGAATGATCTGCACCCGCGACTTCACACCCATGGCGATGAATTTTTCGTAGGCCGCCGCTTCGCGCTCCGGGTCGATCCAGGGGATGGCCGGCTGGCGGATTTCCGGCGTGTACAGCGTCGCCGGGTTGAGGGCGCGCGGCAGTTTCAGCGTGCCGGACAGAATTGCCGTATCGACAGTGCGTCGCCAGATTTGCCGGTACAGCCGGGTGCGCAGATAGCTGAAATAGGCACGGTAGCCGACATTGCCCTCTACCAGTTCCTGACGCTGAGCGCTGTAGGTACCGTTGTAGTTGCGGGAGACGCTGGAGAATCGGGTGCGGGTACCGGCAGCGACCGCGCGCATCTGCGAATCCCGGAACGGTTCCAGGCCGCTATTGGGGCGGTCTGAACGAATCGTGCCGACATCCTCGCCCGGTGCCAGGTCATCGAAAACCATGCCGGGCGACATCTCGAAGGTGCGCCGCCCGGTCTCAGGGTCTACTGCCGACGGGTCATAATCGCCGTTGCGCTTGATGAACCCGGTGAAGGCCGCCGCGATGCGTGCCGCGATGCGTTCCGATTCTTCGTAATCCTTGATGTCGTCCAGACGGCTCAGCACTGCGTGAAACACGGACACGCCGCGCGTCTGGTGCAGGCGCTTCACCAGCTTTAGATGCGTCATGAATTCGGCGGGGATGATGCGCGTCTCCAGCGTCGATTTTCCGTGCAGCTCGCCGGGGTGCTGGCGATAGACGACATAGCCGGTTGGCTGGCCCCACTCATCTTTTATGACGCCATGCGTGGCGTTGTCGGCGGTGTAGTCGTAGGGGACGAAATCCGCTTCGAGCAGCTCCAGCGCATAGGGGATGCGGCTCTTGTAGCGCAGCGATGGATGGCCGACGACATGGCGAATGAACATCTCGCCGTCACGCAGCCATGAGCGACAGATCAGGCGCTCGACTTCGCTGCCCGGCAGTTCACCGGAGGTTTCCGGGAACTCCCAGAAATCGGCCCACAAATCGCGCAACTGCCGATTCAGCGCGTGCAGCGGCTGCCCGCGCCGGTCCTCGGTCGCCGGCTCGATGCCGACGCCGCTGCCGACGATGTTCAGCACCAGGTCATCGAGGATGCCGACGGCCAGGTCGTGATTCTCGTCCAGCCAGCGCGCATGGTCGCGCAGCCGATTGCGTGCGCGCTCCATAACGGTGTCCGCTGACTGCGGACCGCCCCGGCGCGGGTGGTAGCCGCTCGGCAGTACCGACTCGTAATAGCGCGCTCTCAACGGGTCCATGTCGCCACCGCTGGAGCACGCGAACCCGACGCAGCCCCGGATGCAATCGCGATAGCGCGCATCAGGTCCGCGATGTAGGTCCGCAGCGCCGGGATATCGGCCTGATTGAATGCCAGTCGTTTATCGCCCGCGCCGAGAGAAACCGTCAGCGTACCGGTCAGCAGCGCGTGCAACGCATCCTGCGCCTCGGTGAGTCGCGTCTGGAGTGTCGCCAGGGGAATGCCGGAATAAATGGACATGCCGCGAATGCAGCGCGGCGAAACAGGAATGTCAAGCGGAACAAACAGAAACGCCCCTTGGCGGGGCGTTGGTAGTCGCTTGTGCAGGCGGAGCCGCAGCTCTCTTGGATTGTAGCCCGCAGGCGACCGGGTTTTGTCGATTATTTCATCCGCTTCCGAGTCTCGGCAAGCGCCGCCCATTCCTCGCGCAGCTCTTTTTCGAGCCACTCAATCCGCGCCACTTGCTGGCGCTCGATGTAGCGCAGCAGTCCCTGCTGTTCGGCATCTGACAGCGGCGCGCCGCTGCCGACCGTGTCCGCAGCGGCGCGGAGCAAATCCATTGCCGCCGCTGGCACGCGGCTTTTCCCGTCGCGCCAGTTTCTGACCGTGCGCTCTGTCACGCCGCACAGTTCAGCGGCGTCGCGGAGACTCAGCCCGGCGGTAGATAAAAGTGCTGAAACGTCCATTATGGCCGCTGCTCCAGCACTTCCCGGAACTCGAAATCAGACCGCCCCCACGCGGTGCGGCCGGTGACGGGGTAGCCGATGCGGGCGTGCAGGAGGACATCGGCGGCGATATAGGGCCGATCGCCGTCGAACCTCACGCGAGGCTCCACCCATTCGCGCAGTTCGGCTATCAGGTCGGCGTGCTCGGCGCACTCTGCCGGGGTGGCAGGGCGGATGCTGGGTGGGTCCACCCTCCACTGCGTGGCTACTGGGAGCCCGCATCCACCGGTCTTCCCGGCGGCGGAGATAGTTGCAGAATAGACCGCCAAGTCGGCGGTCACGAAAAAAACGGGGATATCTTGATTGCTGTACATGTTTCCTCTCCTCGTGTGCCCGCCGAAGCGGGCGTGGTGGTGGCGGTGTGGTTCAGGCGTCAAGCCAGTCGTCATAATCCGCCACGAACTCGGCCCGTTCATCCTCCGATAGCGCTTCCCACAGCCGTTCGGCGGTATGGCCGAAAAACTCGCCGTCTTCCGGGGCGATCCCGTGGGCGGCGCAATCCGCCTCAAAGATGCCGGGGCCCCAAGTGGTGGCCGACGTAAACGCGTCGCGGTAAAACTCGGTGGTGCGGTCGGTGGTGTCGGTGGTGTTCATCTCGTGCTCCTTCAAAGCCCGCCTTGCAGCGGGCGTGGGTGGTTTCAGCGAGTCAGGTCCAGCCAAAGGGTGTTGGCGTCGCGGTCATCGTCTACCGCGATGTAGGCGCTCTCGGCCTGCTTCGCCCACTTGGCCGCGTACGACACGCGGCACTTCCAGCGGCCGCCAACGCCAGAGTCAGACCGCAGCAGGACGGTGCTGCCTTGCGCGCGCCAGTAGCCGGACGCCTTGGCCATCAGCTCGCCGTTGTTGATTAGATAGCATTCGTGGGTCTTGGTGGTGTTCATCGCGCTGCTCCTGGGCTGGTTTGTCTTGCTACGTTGGATATAGAATACTGCAAAATATTTCACAGCGCAATAGGTTTATGAAAATATTTTCACGATAGCGGCCATGAAAAACCCGCACGGGGCGGGTTGGGGTGGGGTGGCGTTAACCCGCCCGATACCGCCAGCGGCGCTCGAACTCGACCCGGCCCGCAGCGGTGAGCGTGAGTCCGATGGCATGGCCGGAGGTGATGTGTCTGACCAGGCCCAACGCGATCATCTCGCGCTCGGCTTGGTCGCCAGTTGCCGGGGTCGTCATGCTGCTGCCGATAGTGCACAGCAGGCGGATGCAGGCGGGTGAGAGTGGGGGCATGCTCTCACCCGGCATTGTACGAAGCGAGGATGATGCAGGGATCCGAGAATTTGTCGGTTTCGCCTATCTCCTCGGCCTTGACTTCTTCTGGGCTGTTTGCCCAGCTGCGCAATAGGGGCGTCAGGTAGGTCTCCCAGTCATCGCCGCCGGGGTGAATATTCCGAGCCTCTTCCTCTGAATTCGCGACAACGACGCACGCATCGTATTTGTCGTAGCCCCAATTAACATCCTGAGTCAGTAAGTAGATTTTCAATTCACTTCCTCCGATTCAGTTCCACCGCCGCGCGGGCGTACTCGGCCATCTGCTCGGCGGTGTAGTAGCGGGTCATGATGCCATACTGCCAGTACGCCTTTTCATGCGGCGGCAACGGCGGCAGTTCAGCGGCGGGCGCGTGCTGGTCGATGTGCGCCTGTATTTTCATCCAGGCATCATGCGGAACGGGCGCCTGTCCGCCCACCCAGCGTCGGATAGTGCGTGGACTGACGCCCGCGATTTCAGCGGCGGCTGAACCGGTCAGGTTGCCGCGCCGCAACAGAGCGCGGAAGTTGTCGGGTGCTGTCACATCCGCGCCGCTCCCAGGTCTAGCACGCATATCGCCGCCACGGCGGGGCAGCCGCCATATCCGGATACCCGGCGGAATCCGGCAGCCTCAAACAGCGGCAGCGCGCGGTCCTCCCAGCCGCACTGACCGTTCGGGTACGGCTCCCATTTCAAAGAGTCGAGAACCGTCTTAAAGGCGGCGTGGTCGGCGGGCCGCCACGGGCGGGCTGGATTCTTCGTCTTGCGGTAATCGGTAGCCATGATTTTTTCCTTAGCCCCGCAAGGGGCGTTGTGTGAGGCCGGCTAGGCCATTAGGTCGTCGTGAAAAAGTAGATTGCCGGCGGGGATAAAACGATCCTCCATTGCTGCCAAGCAAGCCAAGCAATCTTCTCCTTCTTTTACATACCGAGCGCGCCGGCGCTCAGTCATGGTGCGGTCAGTTCCGTCGCCAAGCATGGCCCCCTCTGGCATCGTGCGGAGGGCTTCGACTTGTTCGGTAAGAGTCTTGATAGCGGTTTCTTTGCGGTTCATCGGAGTTCTCCGGCTTTCGCCCTTGCCGGTGTGGCCGGGCATGTGTATAGAATAGGACATATATGGCCGCGATGCAATAGGGTATGGAAATATTTTTCACATGGCTGCGCGCGATTTTCGGACAGCAACCCCACGGTCTGAGTGTGCCACGAACAGGGCGCGGCGGCAGGGTGTACTACGGAGTGTACTACGGCGAAAAACAAAAAAAGGGTTGCGCGATGCAACCCTCTGATTTCATGGTGGGCCCTGTAGGATTCGAACCTACAACCAAGGGATTATGAGTCTCATGGCCAGCAGCGGATAGCGCGGACAGCGCGAAAAAATCCGTTAAAAATCAACAACGACACCGGGCCTGTCGTGGATTGAGGGCAGGAAAAACTGCCGGGGCATGCCGGCAGGGTGTACTACGAGGTGTGCTACGGCGCGTGAGCTGGTGCATTGCGTTTCCTGGGCTACACTGTCCGCATGCTCTCTGAAACCGCCATCAAAAAACTGGAACCACGCGCCTGCGCTTACCGCGTATTCGATACCTGCGGCATCCCTGGATTCGGGGTGCAGGTCACGCCCGCCGGCAATCGCGGCTATTTCCTGCGCTACCGCGAGGACGGCAAAAGCCGCTATTTATCGCTCGGTCATCATCCGCATACGCCACTCAGCGCTGCGCGTGAGAAAGCTCGTGCGGCACGGGCGCGGCTGGACCAGGGCTTGCCGCTCGTGGATGCTCCTGCGCCATCGGCCACGCTGGATGCGCTGCTGCGGACCTGGCTTGAGCATCAGCGGGCCAATGACCGGCGTGGGCTGGATACGATAGAGCGCATGATCCGGGGCAACGTGCCGCCGGACACCCTGTCACTGCCGGCGCGGTCCGTGACGCCGGAGCATATCCGCGCGGCGCTAGCCGTGATTCACCAGCGCGGCGCACGGGTGCGGGCAAACCGGGTGCGGGCGCATCTGCACGCGATGTTCGCCTACGGGCTGAAAGCCGACCACGATCCCCGGCGTATGGCCGATCCGACGCTGTTCGGGGTGACCGTCAATCCAGTTGCTGCCATCCCCAGAGACGCGGGCGCGGAAACGGCGCGGGATCGGGTGCTGTCGTGGACGGAAATCCGGGCGCTGTGGGGCGATGAGGAACTGCCCTGGGCGGCACGGCAGGCGTGCCGGCTGCTGCTGCTCACCGGGCAGCGGGTGAATGAAATCTGCCAGGCAGCGTGGGCGGAGTTCGATATCGATGCGGGTCTGTGGACCCTGCCGGCTGCGCGGTCGAAAAATCACCGTACGCATCTGGTGCCGCTGTCGCCGCCGGTCGTGGCGCTGCTAGAGGAACTGCGCGAGGTGTATCCGGGCGACTGGCTGTTTCCGTGCCGAAACATGGCCAGAGCGGCAAAGCCGTGGGGCGCTACGGCGTTGGCGCACGCGGTGCTGCGGTGGCAAAGGAACTGCCGAGAAATCCTCGGTAGTTCACAATCGAGCTGTCAAGGAATCCTTGACTACTGGCGACCGCAGGATTTGCGCCGGACCATGAAAACCTGGGCCGTGGCGGCTGGGATTGAGAGGGGGATTCTCGACCGGGTGCAGAATCACAACCGGTCCGATGTAGCATCGCGGCACTACGACC